TGGATGTTAGAACAGTCTGTTACTTGGAGATCGAAGTCTATGTCCAAGCCCTATTGGTTAAGGCGATGGAAGAAGGGAGACTATGTACAGCACCTCTGTGGTCTGATGTTAAAACCTTCCCATCATCAGAGTTTCGTGGAAAAATATGTGGCATCGTTGGGGGATATCCATGTCAGCCATTTAGCTCAGCCGGAAGGAGACAAGGAGAAGAAGACCCAAGACACTTGTGGCCACACATCAGAAGACACATCAGGGCAATTAGACCTGTTTGGTGCTTCTTCGAAAATGTCCTCGGACATACCTCGATGGGGTTATGGCGAGTCCTGTCCGATTTGGAAACAGAAGGTTACCGATGCGTATGGGGAGTATTCTCAGCGGAAGAAGTTGGCGCACCCCATCAAAGAAAAAGAGTCTTTATCTTGGCCTTCTCCGAGGGCAGGGAATCCGGGGAGTCGGAAACCGGGGACAGGAGGGAAAGTATTGTCAGAGGAAGCAAAGAGATGGGGAACACCACAGGCAAGCGACCATGTGGAAGGAGCGAGGACAAGGATGGACAGTGGTCAAAAGTGTTTGGGAAGGGATTTGAATCGGTTAAATTCCCATCAAGACCAAATGAACAACAATACGGATGGGAAGCCCCAAGAACAGTTAAACCCCGATTGGGTAGAGCAATTGATGGGGCTTCCCATCGGGTGGACAGACTTAGGCTTTTGGGGAACGGAGTCTGCCCAAAGACAGCAGAATTAGCATGGAGAACTTTATGGAAAAAACTTTCAGAGTAACCCTAATTTTGGGCCGCAAGGCGATAGGCAAACGAGGGACACCTCCACGACACTCGGTGGGTTAGGGTTACTCTATCTTAATTATGAAAGTAACAATTGAGACAGATGATAAGCAAATCGTGACGATTGAGCGGAAGGGATACATACAGGTGCATGATTACATTGAGGTATTCAAGAGTGCTTTGGTTGCAATAGGGTTTCATCCAAGGTTATTGGATGAGAATTTAAATGAAGGTGAATGGTATGAGGAAAGTGATATTACTACTAACATTACTCATTAGTGGTTGTGCAAAAAACCCACACCCTGAGCATATACTTGGTGTGAGTTGCCCGAAACCCGGTCACGGAAAATGTCCATTTGGATGTGATGATTGATATTGTGTATAGATCTTATATTAGTTCTGAAGAATTAAATCGCGCATGGATGCGTTTTTGGTCTAATAATGAGTTAAGGTATCGTAAGGGTGAGAGAGATCCTGATTGCCCACTAAATACATATCGCACAGATATACCAAGGAAGTTGTCAAAGCCTAAAACGGATTTTAAATTTAGAAATGAACGCAAAAAGAAAACTAATACATGAGTTAAAGAATACTTTCCATCGATGGGAAGAAGAGAGTGATCTGTTTGATGATAGTATAATTGATGCCTGTAAGAAGGCATTACGTGAGTATTATGATGAGCAGGTGATTGAATTTGATAGTGATATTGAACTAATAGATGATGGAGAGGATGACGAATGAATGTATATAAACCGACAGGAGAGAAGTTAAATAATTGGCCTCAAATGGTTGGTCGATTGGAAGAGGAGAAGAAGGAGTTACAGGAGAAGATTAATAAACTTGAGGCTGAAAACTCACAGTTAAAAAGAAGATGTTGTGATCTTTTTAAGGAGGTAATTGAAACCAATGCAATCAATGCAAAATGAAAGTACCACCGGGATGGAATCCGATCTTTTGGAAAAAATATGGGCGAGCAATACCACTATCCGTTCAAAGCTTACCACGACCCGACTTGAAAAAGTTGGGGCCCCCACCATCGAAATTCGACCAAGAGACGTTGGAACGGATCAGGAGGGCTTCAGTGTTGGAGAAGCGCAAATCCCGGTCAAAACGATCAGGGAGGCGTTAATATTAGGAATGGAGATACAATCAAGACAATGAGTAGACCAATATATGAGACACAGTCAGATCTAGATAATGAGGCAAAGGTAAGAAAGTTTCTTTCAAGTGAATGGGAGTGTAGGTTTATTAAGTTAAATCCTATCAAGTGGAAGGTAGATTTTTTGGTTCAACGAGGTAATCAATACAGTTGGGCAGAACTTAAATGTCCAAAGATGAACTATGGTGATTATCCTTTCATGATTAGCTACAAAAAGATTGAGGTGGCTAAGTTATTGCATGACACAAGCAAGAAGAAGTTCAATTTAATATACAAATGTAATGATTTATTATGCTTTCACACATGGGACTTTAATAAGGAGTATCCCTTTGAGTATGGTGGACGGACTGTAAGCACACGTGACCCACAGGATGTTGAGCCTGTATTCCTAATTGATCCAAAGGATTGCACGATAGTGGAGGGGTTTAGTGCCTAAAGTAACCTATGCAGATGAGGTAGATGCCCACTTTGGCATCCCTTGGTTGCAAGAGTTGGCAATTCGTAAGGGTGAGTTATCCTGTGCTTTGCCTGATGAGCAGATTGATCAGTTACCACCTGAAAAGACAGCAATGCTGTCGGACTTAATTTTACATCAACCAACCTCTGAGAAGGAAGATCCTATACAGTGGGGATGGACATTACCCGGTTGGCAAAGGGTGATGGATAATTGGAAGAATGACAAGATTCATGTTATTTTGGGCGGCAACAGATCGTCCAAGACTATGTTCGCAAGTCGTATGTTAGTACACTTAGCACAGGCAATACCTGAAGCTGAGATACGAAGTATGCACGTAACAGAAGAAAGAAGTATATCAGATGCACAGAAATATATATGGCAGAACTTGCCAATGCGGTACAAGAGGGCAAAGAAAAAGAGTGAGAATCATTCTTTACAATATAATCAAAAGAATGGATTTAACTCCTCTAAGGCAATATTTCCCCCCACCCAAGAAGGTGCTGAGAGGGGTAGTACGATTTATTTTAATAATTATCGGCAGTATCAAGCTGATCCTCAGATTTTTGAAGGTTGGTCTGCACATTGCATACACCTCGATGAGGAAGTACCTGAAGCAATATTTAATACGCTCTTAGGTCGTACAGTTGACTACCATGGCCGCCTAATTTTGACCTTTACGACACTTCAGGGTTGGACACCTTTGATCAATAGTTTGTTAAAAGGTGCTGAGACTGTAAAGACTAGATACTCTGAGATTATGGGTAGAGAATTACCTACTGAACAAATTTGTAAGAATTGGCCTAATTGTAGAATATATTACTTTTGGACAGAAGACTCTCCGTTTATTGATGGTAAGGAATTAATCAATACATATGCACGGCAACCACAAGAGGTTAAGTTAGCTAGATTGTTTGGGATTCCAAGTAAAGCAGTGGAGGGTAGGTTTCCAAAATTTACAAGAGAAACCAATGTTGTACCACATGAAACAATACCTACTATTGCTGATCCAACTGTACCATCGACTAAATATTTTGTCACCGACCCCGGTGGTTCTAAACCTTGGGTAGCTATTTGGGTATCAGTATTAGATGATGGTACTATCTACATATATAGGGAGTTCCCTGATATGAGTATGGGTGAGTGGGCTTTACCCCATGTTAACGGAGTTGGTAAGAGTGTTGGGAAGCCCGGCCCTGCACAAAGACCTCTAGGATGGGGTTACAGTCAGTATAAAGAACACTTTGAGGCATTGGAAGGTGGTGAGGATATATTTGAGCGTATTGTTGACCCAAGAATGGGTGCGGCTACAGTTAGAGAGAAGGAAGGTGAGAGTAATATAATTAACACAATGGCTAATCTTGACTTTGTTATGAAACCTGCCCCGGGTGTGGAGATTGAGTCAGGCATTGCGGCGATCAATAATGCTTTATCTTGGGATGATACTCAACCAATGACAGATGAAAATCGCCCAAAGTTATTTGTGTCTGATAGGTGTGAAAATTTAATTAGTTGTATGTTGGAATATAGTGGACAAAGTCGTGGTGAGCATTTCAAGGATTACATAGATACACTAAGATATTTAATGGTAAGTAAGCCTGAGTATATCACAGGTGCATCATTAGCCTGTACAGGAGGTGGTGGTTATTAATTGACTATTACTAATTATGTAGATAATATTACAAATTTATGCAAAACGCCTCTGATCCTGAACTACTTTATGTCAGTAAAGAACCTGATATTGGATACTTATCAGAAACTTTTCTTAAAACACAAAATGATCTTGGTGAGTGGATAGATCGTAGACAGAGGGACTATGATGTTAGAAACTGCATGTGGGCAGGAAAATCTGACGACTTTAAAAAACATTCTAAGCTAAGTGCCACAGGAGATGTATTTCCTTGGGATGGAGCAAGTGACCAAGAGATACGCATGGTTGATAATCAGATCAACAAGTGTGTTGCGATGGTTATGAATGCGGCTAGACAGGCACACATCGTTGCCACACCTGTTGAGTCAGGTGATATTGAGAGAGCGAATGTTATATCGATGTTTCTCCGTTGGTTAATTAATACTAAAATGGAGGAATTTTATGACCAATTAGAACTTGGTCTTAATCATTTCTTTGAGAAGGGATTAATGTGCCACTATGTGTGGTATGATTCCCAAGATTTAAAACAACAGCAAACTATTCGTTTGGATGAGATTGCACAGGCTTTGCCTGAGATAGCAGAAGCTATTCAGGATGGGAGTATGGATAATGAGTTATCCTCAGCGATCAAAGATCAGTTTGATGTATCCAAGGCTAAAGCTAGGGGTATGCTTCGTGAGTTACGCAATGATGGTACTACAACTATCCCTGTTACTAGACAGGTGATTAACAGACCAAGACTTAAAGCACTTGCTCCCGATGAAGATGTTTTTTGGCCTAATTATACAATAGACCCACAGGAAGCACCTTATGTTTTTCATGTGTTGCACATGACTCCTGAGCAACTCCGAGCAAAGATTCCATCAGAAGGATGGGATGAGGAGTTCGTGGAGAAAGCGATGCAGTTGGCACAAAACACACAAACAGATGATACTTTACACAATATTCGTCAGATAGATGAATCTATCCGTAATGATGATGAGACTATTAGAATAGTGTACTGTTATCAAAGGTTGCTTGATGAAGACGATATCCCCGGTATTTATTGTACGATCATGCATCCTGATGTGCCTGAACTTTATGCTAAGCATGAGTTATTAGATTACGCACATGGTAAATATCCGTTTGTAGTTACTAAACTTGAGCAAACTAGCAAAAGACTTTACTCTTCTCGCTCAATCCCTGAAGTTGGTGAACCATTACAACAGGTGATGAAGATTGAGACTGACTCGATGATTGATCGTCAGTCATTAGCAACTCTACCACCTTTAGAACACCCATTAGGGCGGCCACCTTCTAAGTGGGGGCCGGGAGTAAGAGTGCCTTATCGTGTGGCAGGTGAGATTCGTTGGGCAGATACACCACGCTTTGATGGTGGTAATGTTGAGGTACGTAGATATGTCCAAGAGATGTTTGATAAATACTTTGGTAACTTCGCACCGGGTGTGGATCAGGTTGAGTCACAGAACAAACAGCAAGCAATAATCAATAAAGTATTTAATCACCTGAAGTATGTTTTCGATCAGATTTGGACTCTATATCAGCAATATGGGCCGGATGCTGAGTTCTTTCGAGTCACAGGAATGCAAGATGTACAGAAGTTTAATAAGGGTAGGGAAAATGAAAGATTTGATTTCTATTTGCAGTTTGATGTGGCAACTCAAGACCCTGAGCAGATGTTGGAAAGAGTCAGAGCGATAGCAGAACTCGCACCTGCATTGGACAGGTCAGGCACTTTAGATACAGAGAGACTTCTTCAGCTTGCAGTAGGACAGATTATGCCGGGTGCGTCTGAGAAAATTATTATTCCAAAAGAGACTGCTTCTCAGAAAGCTGTAGAAGAAGAGAGGCAAACAATTGCTGAACTTGTGGCAGGTGTACCACCTAATGTAAGACCACAAGATTCACATGAGTTAAAGATGCAAGTATTTCAAGAATGGTTATCACAACCTGATATACAACAAAAAGCACAGCAAGACCAAGCATTACAGGAGCGGATTCAAAATTACCTTCAACAGCGTCAAATGCAGATCACGCAGAAACAAAACGCTGTAATTGGTAGACTCGGAGCTAATCCTACACAGTTTGGTGAAACAGCACAGCAAGTAGCATAGAAAAGGGACGCATCATGCCAATGGTAGGAAAGAAAAAATTCGATTACAGTAAAAAGGGTAAAGCGAACGCAAAAGCGTACGCAAAGAAGACAGGTAAGAAAGTTAAGACTAAGAAGAAATGAGCATCACTTATCGCGGTGAGAAATTCTCTAAGTATAATTCTCCTAAGCGAACACCCGGTAAGTCCAAGAAGTTTGCTGTTCTTGCTAAGGAGAACGATAAAGTCCGTCTTGTCAGATTCGGTGATCCAAACATGTCCATTAAAAAAAATATACCTGCTAGACGAGCTTCCTTCAGAGCAAGACATAAATGCGATGAAAAAAAGTCTAAATTAACCGCCGGATATTGGTCTTGTAAGAAATGGTAGCAAAGAAGAAAACTAAATCTCGCGTCAATCAAGCAGGCAATTACACAAAGCCCACGATGCGTAAGAGGTTATTTGAGAAGATCAAGAGTGGATCAAAAGGTGGTAGGGCAGGTCAGTGGTCAGCAAGAAAAGCACAAATGCTTGCAAAAGAATACAAAGCTAAAGGTGGAGGTTATCGTTAATGGCACTCAGAAAGCCACAGAAGTCCCTCAAGAGGTGGACTAAGCAACAGTGGACAACTGCATCAGGCAAAAAGTCATCTGAGACAGGTGAAGTCTATGCACCAAAGAAAACTATAAAAAAACTTAAAAGTACCAAAAAGGGTAGAGCAAAGCTTGCTTCGGCTAATAGAGCAAAAAGGGTTGCAACTAGCAAAGGTAAGCAGTACGCCAAGCACGGATTACATAAAGGGAAGAAGAGATGAATAGATGTCTCATCTGCAAAAGGAAGTGTATTGGATTGTATTGCTTACAATGTTCTTCATCGAAAGAAATGTAATTCTTGACACTATGTTTGCTATCCTAGATATAATTTACAACAATTTTAAATGAGCAAAACTAATCACGAAATAGATCATGAAGATGCGATTAGAGCGTTGTCCGCTCTCAAAAACGAGCCCAACTTCAAGCGATATATTGAAATGCGTGAAAGTTTGCGTGAAGACA